CCATTGCGGGGCACCACCCCCGCACCCCCGGCTAGCGCGTTCGCTTCGCTCACTTGCTTGCGCTGTAAGTGTGTTGGCTTGTCGAACGTGTCCGGGTTTGTGCGCTGTTTTCATTTGCGTGCTTGTCATGTTAGTTGTGGTTGTCATGTCGGTTAGGCACACGGCCCCCGGCACCCGCCCGCCCGTTTGTCATGCACGGATCACACACACATTGTCCCCATGTCTGTGGACAATGATTAGCCCGGCCTGTCTGACGGGCGAACTATGGCGGATTAGGCCACGCGGATTTTCACCGGCACCCGCTAGACACGTGCGGGACGTAACCGTGTGACGGTCAAACCTGAATTGTGTTTACTAAAACGGATCGTTTCGTCCGGCTTCGGCTTGCTTATCGGCCACAAGTTTCAACACTTCCTCAATGAGCGTTGATGCTTGTTGTTTCGACAATTTGTTTACGGCCACATTTTCCCCCAACGTGTCCGTGCATACTTGCTGTAATTGTTCGTCCGTGTCAATTCCCGCTTTTTTTGCCTGTATTTTGATCATTTTTATTTGCGCGGGCGTGGCCGGCGCGTCCGGCTTTCCTATGCGGCGTTTGTCGGTTTGTTCCTGTACCACGGTTTGTGTGCGCTGTGCCTGTTGCGCGAACCGTTGCCTGTCTGACATTTGCGTTTCGTCTTGTTGTTTGCGGTGTTCTACTTCGTCCGCGCTCGCAATCGCTTTTTCGATCCCGTAGCCCATGTAACCCAAACCGCGTCCTAATGCGCTTGTAAACCCAACCATGCGTTCCGCGTTGCGTGTGTACGGTGTGCGGCCCGGTATTTGTTCCGCCGCGCTCGCAATCACCGGCACGGTGTCGCGTTCGTCGCGCCAGATTGTGACAACGCACACCATGAACAATTGCTCGCCCACCTGCTCGAGCGTGCAGGTGGTTTCCTGTATGCGTAATTGCGGCCAATCTTTTAGGGCCATGCGTAGCCGGGTGGCCACGTCCACGTAGCCCTGCAAATCATACGCCACTTGTTCACCGTCGCTTTCGTTGTTGGTATTCGTCGCGCAACGTAGCCATGGGGTGTAACGCGGTTGCCGGTGTCAAAAACGCCGGTTTGGGTATGTCGGTGCGCCAATATTCTTTTACGCGGCAATGCCGTAAATGCAACCAACCGCGTAACACCACTTCCAAAAAATCCAAATCGACAACCGCCAACACGTACACCGCTGGTTTGTCTTGCGGCGTGGTAATCAAACAATCCGTAAACCGGCCCACGCTTCGCACTTCGATACCGTCCACGTCCGCACGTTGCGCCGCATTGTGCCCAATTTCCATGACATACGGCGCGTCCAGATACGTGGCCAACGCCTGTTCCGCAATAAACCCCCTAACGGCTTGTTCCTCGCGGCGGAATTTGTACGTTTGCAACGTCCGGGCGCGTTGCCAATCGTGGTCCGCCATGATTTCGCGCACGAATTGTTGCGTTGTTGCCAATTCGTCGTGGTCAAAATCCACGCACACGCCACGCGTGTTGCACGGATCAGTAACCCACACGGGTAACGGCCTCTAAACGTGCTATTTCCGCTTTTGTTTCCTCAATGCGTGTTTCCAACACCCTTATGCGGACCATGGCCGCAAACACCAACGCGGCAATTTGTGTGTCTTGCGTGTTTTCCTGTAACCCGGATAACAACGCAAACAACACGCGCCCGTCCCCGTGTGCGCTTGCCATGAGCATGCTCATTTGCTACCCAAAAACAACACAAGGCCGGTCACGGCAAACAACCAAAACACCACGATTACGTCCAATGTGCTCATGGTGTGTACGTGGTCCAATTCCACCACCCGCCGCTACTGCCGGGCACGCCCGCCCAAATTAAAAACCCCAACGCAAGGTTCGTGGCCGGGTCCAACAAATCGTTGCATGTAATCAAATAGCCGTTGGCCGCCGCCCAACCGTCCGGCCAATACGTTGACGGTTTTACCCACGTGGGGCAATGGATTTGTAGCAACCCGTAACTATTGCCGTTGTCACCGATTGCGTTGGGGGTACACCGGCTTTCCCGGTGCATGATTTCGGCCAATTGCGGGGCTTCCACACCGGGCCAACCCATGCCCAACGCGTACTCGGCCCACGCGCCACAAGCCCCAATAGGGGGGGTGGGCACCGTGGTGGGGGTTGGCGGTTTGCGCTCAACCACGGGCACGCTAGGGGCCTCTACGGGGCTTGTGGAACGGTACACGGGGGCCGGTAGCGGCGTTTTTAGGGGTGCGGACGGTAGCGGTGCAATCCACACGCTAAACGCCATAAGTATGCCCACAAGCGTGGTGCCAATGACGGTGTTCACGCGGGTTTGCCTGTGGTGGTGTCGGTGGTGCCCATGTTTTGCAATCGAACCGGTGCGCCCCACGTTTCCCATGTGGCCTGTCTGAACGCCATTTGCGCGAGCGTGATCCGCCCGTCCGGTTGGCGGAACAATTGCACCATTACTTGCATGCCGGTGTCCAATGTGCCGGTTAGCACCTCATAGAACACCAAATTAGGGGGTGGGTTTTCCTGTTCGGGCACGTCGCTTGCCTTTCTCTGTTGTTGGTGCCACCGTAGCCAACGGTTGTTGCGGGGTGGTGGATTGCCTAAAAACGGTGTCAAACGCTTGTTTTACGCGGTCTGCGTTGTTGGCCATACCCAACGTTATTTCTATGTGGAACCAATCGCCGCCGGGTGCGTTGTGGATCGTGGGCCGGTTGTATTTAACCCATGCTTGGTGTGCGTGCGGTTTTTGCGGCAACGCTTCTACCCGGTCAACGCGCCACCCGCGCCCGTAATCGTTCGGGAAATAATCCAATACGCATTGCACGCCCAACAATTCCCAATTGTCCAACACGGTTTGCAACCATTTGACCGCTTTTACGCGCCCGTCATTTACACCCAATTTGCGTGGTTCGATCCGCCGCCACGATAGGTCCATTGCCACGCCGCGCGCATGGTTGCTAATAATGCCGCGTGTGGTGTCGGATCCGGTGCCGCGCATGTTCCTCATTGCATACGTGCCGTTGTCCCACAATGCGCCGCCGCTAGTCAACGCGGCTTGTTTGGCCCACTCTGTCGTTCCCGGTAACGCCTCGGACACCACCGTGTAGCCGGGCACTTTGTAAACGGGCATTACTTGTTTTTGTCCGCTTTTGACATCAACATGCACGCCGTAGAACGGTTGTTAAACAACGTGCTAATGGCGGCCAACACGCCGCTAACAACCGGTATGGCCAACGCGATTAGTTCCGGTTCCCACCCGCGCCGCATTGCCACGTATGACACAAGCGCGATAACACCGCCTTTAAGTGTTTGATCGGCGGTTTGTAGTTGCGCGTTTTTATCCATTGTTTCGTTCCTCAAATTCTTGTGTTGCCGGGTTCCAAATCATGCCAATGCCGGCGTAACGGCCCCTAAAATTTGCGTGGTAACTAGTTTGTAGATACGTGCCGGTTATGCCGCACGCCGCCAAAAATGCTTGCCCGATTGGTTCGCTAGCCGGAAAATCGCCGCCGCCGCAATCGTCGTTAGATACCGTCAAAACCTCGCGCACCGTATTTGTATCGTCCACTAACGCAAAATGTGCCATTACGCTACCGTCAAACTTCCCGTGCCGTCGAACTGAAAATAAGAATAACTGCCGTCCACGGTTGGTGTCCCTGATGTCGCCCCTGATGCGGTCACGGTAAAGCCTGTTGCGTTTGCGGTGAGATAGCGAATGATTACCCGACCTGAGCCGCCGTTACCGCCGTTAGGGCCGTTGTTGCCACCACCACCGCCGCCGCCGCCTCTATTAGCCGAAGCATCTCCGCCCGCAGCACTTGCACCGCCGCCGTTAGCGGCGTTCGTTCCACCTGTGCCGCCTGTGGTGTCTCCGCCACCACCGCCGCCGCCAGAATAAGAAGTGCTCGTACCGTTGTAGGAGTTCGTTGATGCCGAGCCACCAGCACCACCTGTCGTGCCCGTAGCGGCAGAACCCGTGCCACCACCACCGCCACCGCCGCCGCCGCCTGACGCTTGTACGCCTGCTCCGCCATTGTTACCTTCGCCAGATACCGCTGTTCCGCCCGACCTGCTAGTTGTACCTGAACCTCCGCCGCCCGAACCACCAACTGACCCAGCCTGCTGTGCGCCCCCTCCACCGCCTCCACCGTTAGCCGAACCGATAAATGATGAAGCAGTGCCGTTCTGACCGTTACCGACATCAGAGCCGGTTCCAGAAATCCCAGCACCGCCCGCACCGACCTTCACGGTGTAGGTGGTCTTTCCGATTATGCCCGAGCCTGTGACGAAACCGCCACCACCGCCGCCGCCGCCAGAAAACGGAGAGAAGTTCTCATTGTTGCCACCACCGCCGCCGCCACCGACCAACAGAAACTCAACACTAAGTGTGTCTTTTACGTTGCTAGGAAAAAAAAGAAAAGTTGACGCGGACAATGCGAGTAGCGTGCCCCCCCCGTATTGCGCCAACGCTAATGATCCTTGCACATTGATTGTTACGCCCGCCCCGGCGGTGATTGTCGACGTGCCCGCGCCCTTGTTTGCTAGGAACACCATTTGGCCGGCGGTAAACACGTTGTTGTCAACGGTTATCGTTGTTGCGCCGGCGGCGTTCATAATTACGCGTTCGCCCGCGTCACCGGCCACAAGCGTGTAACTTGCCGTTTTGTCGTTGATGATTAGTTCCGTAATCGCGTTTAATTGCGCGGCGGTCAAAACGGTGTTGGCAACGAACGGGAACGGGGTAGCCATACGTGCTTAGCCTAACCTATGGCGTTGGTGCTATCGAGCAATCCCAACACGGGATCGTCTAAAATCAACAAATACAACACGGTGGTGTCTGACGTGTAGAACGTCAACGTGTGCCCGGCGTTTATGTCAATGTTGCCGGTTATGCCCTCAACGCTCAATTCGCTAGTGATCGTGCCGTAATTGGGTACGTCCACCGTTATTTCGATTGTGTCCCCTATGTCAATGGTGGCCACCGTGTCGCGTTGCGCTTCCGTCAACATGGCCAAATTGGTGGTTAACGCGGTCAACCGGGGTGACGGGTTAGGGGCCAACAAATAGGTGGCCGCCGCTTCGATTTGTGCCGTTTCGTGCAACAATGAAGCGTCAACGTCACGGGTTTGCACAAAATAGGTGGCTTGGCTTGCTGCGTCTTGGTCCGTGTCCGTGGTGCCGTTTAACGCGGTGACGGTGGCCCGGTTGATTACTTGGCGTGCGTCAAATTGGATTGACACGTTACGGTATTTGTAATCGGTGCCTTGATCTGAGAATTCCGCAACCGGCCCGCTGATTGTCGAACCTATGCGGGGTTGGAACACCAATTCGCCGTCCGCGGCAATGAACAAACGCCCGAATTCCGCCGTTTGGTTGATTTGTTGCAGATACGCCAACACGTTGGTACCCGCCGGCACGTCATACGCCGCCGCGTGCCCCAAATCAACGGTGCCCGCGTCAATGTCCGTAGCCCCCGTGTAATTCACTTCCGGTAACGCCAACACGGTGGTTATGCGTTGCCCGGACGTTTCCGCCGTGGGGTTGAACGCGTCCATAAACGTGTTGGCCAACAACCAAAAATTGTCCACACAATTGACCGTCACAAAGTTTTGACGATCTAGGTTGTATTCGTAATCGTAACTTTCCACCACCCCGTCAAACAATTGGGTGGCTTCACGGAACACGCGCACCCGGCGCATGGGGGCCAAACCCGGTTCGTTGTTTGACGAATCGTAATAGGGGCTTGTTTCGTCATACGGGTTGAGTATTCCGCCGGCCAACGTGTCGTTTAACGTAAACGACATTGTGCCCGCCCCGAATTGGTCGAACGGTTGTTGCCGGCCCCGGTTGTAACTTACGCCCAACACGTAGTCTGTTATGTCCGCAAAATCCGTTGCCGGCCCCAACGTGTCAACGTCCAAAATGCCACGCGTTGCGCTGTCCAATCTGAATGAGGTGCTGTCAAACCCGGTGTCCAATTCGACGGTGTAATCCCCCGCTTGGCTTACAACGCCGGGCATTACGCCACCGCAATGTCAATGACACCGGACCGCCGGTTGTATTGCCGCAACGCGTTAACGATCTTGTCCGGGAACGTAGCGTCCGCCACCGTCGAATACACGTTTACGGTTATGTTGCCCATGCTGTTCGCGCGGTTCAACGGAATTACCGCTTCCGGGCCGCGCTCACCAATTAACGCCACCGTGGGGCTAGTCACAATGCCGCCCTGTGCCAATTCCGGTATTTTGGGCACGCTAAACCCTCTGCCGCCAATGCCCGGCACCCAATCGGGGACCGTAAACGACAATTTGCCTATCGTGCTGTTCCACAACCGGGCAATGCCGTTAAAAATCGTTTTGTAAAACCCCAACACCCCGTTCAGATAACCCTTGATTAAATCCAAACTGAATTCGACACCGGTTTTAATTGCGTCAAACAATTTGTGCACGAATTCCCTGAACGTCTCTGATTTGTTGTACGCAATCACGAACGCGGCGGCCAACGCCGCCAACGCAATAATCACAATCCCTATCGGGTTGGCGGCCATGACAAAATTAAACGCCATTTGTGCGGCCTTAACGACAACAAGCGTGGCTTGGTAAACTTTCATTGCCGCGTTCACCGCAAGCACCGCCGCCGCAACACCGCCGATCACGCCCGCGAAAATCAAAAACAACGTGCTATTTTCTTGTGCAAAATGCGCCAACGGGATCAATTTGTCGATCAACAACGTGACAACCGGTATGAGCGCGGCACCTATGCTTTCTTTTGCCTCACCCATTTGTATTGATAAATTTTTCATTTTGCCTTGCGTGGTGTTCGCCGCGTCCGCCGCCGCACCGCTATGGATTGTCAATGATTGCATGATGTCGTCAAATTCCGCGCCAACGCCCACGGTGGTGCGTAACGCCGGATCCAATTTGTAAAGCGCGGCGGTTTGACCGTTCACACCCTTAGATAAGGCCGTTACCACGGTTTGTAGATCGTTGCCGGTGCTTGCCGCAATGTCTTGTGCCGCTATCAACAATTCTTGCGCTTGCGAATACGAACCGGTGGCGTTGGTTAGTTCGGCCATGGCCGGGCGTAGTTCGTCATCAGTAACCGCCGTCAAACGCGATTGTGCGCTAATAAATTCCTCTACCAACCCGATTTCTTCCTCTGTGGCGGCCCCGCTTCGACGTAGCACGCCCGCCAATTGGTCTTGCGCCGCCGCGTCTTCCATGGCGGCTTTCGTTGCGGCACCCAAACCGGCGGCCAAACCCGCTATGGCGGCGGTGGCGGGCACCACCGCTTTTTTTAGCGCAAATTGTGCTTTTTCGCCGGCACCCTCTAAATTCCTAAATTCCTCTACGGCGCGGCTAATCCCTTTGCCGTCAAATTCGCTAATGATTGGGATAGATACGGCCATTACCGCACCAACCTAGCGTTCGTCTCGCGTTGGATAACGTCAACCACGCGCTGTAAATCCTGTTCCACTTGCGTGGCGTTGCGCTCATACGCGGGCCACATAATCCGGCTAGCACGCCCCAACCGGGCTTCCAACGCGTTAGCCAAATTGCCGGTAGACGATCTGCCCGCCATGTCTATGACGGTTCCTATTGCGCTTTTCATCACCACCGCGAACACGGCCACCGCGCCACGTTTCCGGTTGCTAAACCGCGTTGTAATGCTTTTACGCACTTGCTCGCTACTGAACGGTGTCAACCGTCCGCCTTGCCATTGGCGTGCAAACCCGCTTAGCACGTCATTGGGTACCGCGCTTTTAGCGTCCGCCACCACGCTCGCGGTGATCTGTTTAACGTCCGCTTTTATTTGTTTGGCTAGGTCCGGTTCGATTTTGCCTAGTTCGCGCAACGTTTCCTTTACGCCGGTGACGGTCACGGTTGCGTTAGCGGCCACGGTTCGCCCGTTCCATTGCGCGGTTTTGTTTCTCTATCACGTCAACAACGGTAGCCATGTCGTATTCGTCAAATTCGACGTTTGGCGGCCACCACCCGGTAGCCACCAAAATTTCGGCTAATCGGCGGCGGTAGCCGCCACCGTAGGGTTTGTCGGCCCCGTTTCTAGCGGTGTGGGTGGCCCGTCCAATGCGGCTTCATAGTCCGCCACCGACATGTTGGCCAACGGGTGTTTGGTGCGTTGCAACGCGTACCACGTCAACAACACCATGTCTTGTGCGCGTAGATCGGTGCTCAATTGTTGCATTGACCGTTTGGTGTGCCGTTCCCAACTAAGCACGTCAACGAACCGCGTCTCGATCTGTACGGTTTCCCCGTTGACGGGGATTTGCCACCGGATTTGCACGCCGCTAGTAAATCAAACGGGTGTTAGGACGTGGCGGCGGCATACGTGCCGCCGGTAAACGTCAATTGCACTTCGCCCAATTCACCCAAATTGGCGGCCAACACGTCCATGGCTTCCAAATAGGTGTTTGTTAGCGAGAATTTGGGGTTGGTTGCGCTTACGGCGGTTCCGTCCACCGGGGTGCACTCTACGTAACATTGCGTGCCAATCAATGGGGACAACGTTGCGTACACCTCTGCGGCCTCATAACTTTGGTTAAACGTGACAACCAATTGGTTGCTATTCATGCCGGCTTGAAAAAACCTGTCACGGCTAGCCATGCTCGAACTTTCCAACGCGTCCGCTTGCCGGGTCAGTACGGCGGATTTGCAAAATTCGGACAGATCGACGGCGGAACCTGACGCGGCACCGATCTTTACTTCCGGTGCGCTGTAATAAACGGTTTGTGGCATTGCCATGGGTTAATCCTCGCTTTTCGCTGTCTTAGTTTTACCACGCGCCGCCGGCTTTTGCACGTCATTGGCCGCGATTGCGCCCGTTTGCAACAAATAGGCCGCGTCCATTTCCGACAAATCCCCGGCTTCGATAACGTCCCCCGGTTGGTGGTCGCCGAACGCGTGCAAAACCGTGTACGTCATGGCCCTATTTTAGCCCCAATCGTTAGTTCGTAACTTGCGTATTCCTGTGCGCCAATGGTGGTTACGGCGGGCCGCACGTCCGTTAAACCTATTTGGGCGCGGCGCACCAAATCCGCCAATTCCAACAATTTGGTTAAACACTTGTAGTCCGCCGGGCCGGTGCCAATGATTCGCACCGTTACCGTCATGTCGAACACGAGGTTGCTGTTCATGCGTATTACGGGCGCGTCAACGAACGCGCACGGTGGGTTTAGGTTGCGTGGATCGTCAAAAACCGTAAGGCCCGTAATTGTTTGTAGTTTGTCCACCACATTGTCATAACCCAACGTGAACGCGTTAACCGTGGCGGTCATCAGTAAACCGCCGCCCGGTTGACACCCAACAAACGCATGATTTGACCCATTGACCCGCCCGTGGGGGTACCGGTGGCCAACGGGTCAAAACTTGCGTATTGGTCAATCGAACCGCGCTCGCGGTACAACGCGCCGGCGTACATAATCGTGCCCAACCGCACGTCTTGGCTTGGCACGGTGCCCAATGACGCGTCAAAATAGCCGGCCTCTTGGCGTTTGCGGTACGCGTAAGCGTTGGCGGCGGCCACCGCAATCGTCAATAAATCGTAATCGCTCGACGGGTTGGTGACGGTAAAACCTAGCCAATCCTCAACGTCCGCAATCGTTACCCACGTGCACGTAAGCGTGTACGTGATCGTGCCGGCGGCGGCGGTGCGGTCCAAATCGTCCGTGGTCAACGCAAACAACACTTGGTTGGGGATCAGCACGCTGGTGTTGTATTGCAGATCGCCGGCGGTGTCTATGCCGGTGAACAAAAATTGTGGGCAATCGACAACAACATGCGTGCCGTTAAACCCGGCCAACCCGGAAACGGTCACGGATTGGCCGGTAACGATCTCGTTGGCGGTGAGCGTTTGCAACACCGCGTAATTGTCTTGCACTTGTTTGTTAACGATTGTGTACGTGGCCATGCCACGGCCCTCATTTCTTAATTATGAGTGCGTCCACTTTCGGGCAAGCGTGTTTTTGGCAAGGAACGTTGCAAAATAGCCGTAGTACGTAAAGTTACGGCCCAACAATTCCGGATCCTCGACGGTCATAATGCCGCGCACGTTTTCGTAGATCTCATACGCCGGTGCGTGCAAAATCACGAACGTGTTAGCGGCCACGTTGGTGTCAACCACCATGGCAAGGCCCAACGGGTTGATTTGTGACCAATTGGCCGCGCCACCCGCGCCCAACGTGTTTTGACCGTTGAGCCCCGGTTGACCGACAAACGGGAAAATTGGGCGGTCCTGATTGTCCACCAATTCACCAAATTTGCGCCACGTGTTAATGCTCGCAACAATGTGCGTGGGGAACAAGTTAGTGCCCGTTGAAATGTCCTGTGCGCTGGAATAAATCGTTTCCATGAGAGTGACCGCCGTACCGGGCCAAACGCCGCCGGTGCTTGCCGCGCTCACCAGGTTGTCACACGCCACGTCGTCAGTTTTCATTAGGTATTGGCCGGCAAGGTCATTGAGGATTGCTTGCAACGCGGCGGGATCCGTGAAGTCAATGTCTTGCTGTGAAATGAACACGCCGCCGGCCACGGTGGTGCGCGTAACGCTGTTTGACGCAATCGTGGCTTTTTGGCTTGTCACCGCCGAACCCTCGGTTTGTGTGCCGGTGGCCGTGTGCTGTGAGAACGTAGGACGAATAAACGATTTGCCGTTTCCGTTGGGCATTGATCGAACACCAATTGCGTTGACTACCGGGCGCAAAAAGTTGATGTCTTGGAACACCGGCCCTAACACGGGTGTTGGCAGTAGGCCGGGCGTGTCCGCGGTCAGATCTTGTGCAAGCGCGGCTTGGATTGCGGTTTGCTTTTTGGCCACGTTTTGTTTGTACGCGGCGTTCACGTTGCGCCACGTTTCGCCACCAATGTGGTACGCGGCTAGGTATTCGCCGGCGGTTGGCATGGGGAATTCACGTTCGGCCTTGACCGCCCACACGGGTGCGGTTGGTGCCGGTGCTGGTGCTTCGGCGGCCACGGTTTCCACTTTCGCGGTGTTCTGGATTTCGCTCATGTTGTTTTCCTCTGCTTTTTGCGCCGCTACTTGTGTAACCCTTGCTTGGGGGAACGCCCCCAACGCAACTAACGATAACTCAATCCAACGCGCCATTGCAACAACCAACACGCCGTTTTCGTCGCGCTCAAATTCGACGGGTTCCGCCCCCACGCTCACCGCGTCCAAAACCCCGTCTTTTGCCAATTCCAACGCGTCATTACCGGCGGCGGTTTTACTGATCCGCGCCACAAAATACATGCCGTTTTCGTCCTCTACACGCTCAGTAACAACGCCAATGGCGGCGGTCAAATCGTGGTTTTGTATCAGTTTCGGGGCCGGCCCGTCAACCGGCAACGATCCCGGCAAAAACTTGACTTCCGTACCGTCCGCAACCGTGGCAACAACGTTGTACGGTGCGGCAACGCCCATAATCTCGCGTTTGCCCTCACCGTCCGCCGCTTGCAACGTGACGGGGCTAGGCGTAAACCTAATCATGCGTTCACCTTACACCGTTACGCGTTGCAACGGGTGGCACGTCCGCGACGTTGGGCGCACCACCCGCCGCAACATTGCTGTTGCGTTCGTTTTGACCGTTACCCATGCCGTTTTCGTACAAATAACTTTTAACGTCCAATTCGACTTGCCGGCCACGCGGAATAATGCTGTTCATACTCAGGGTTTCCTCAATTGCGCTAATTAGGGGCTTGGCCCCGAACAAATAAAGATCCTCGCGGGCTTGTTGCGCGTTTTGGTACGTGTAGCCGGGCACCGACACACCGACAAGGTACGCCGGGATGTTCGCTAGCCGCGCCATTTCCAACGCCATGAATTCGCGGGATTGCACCAATTGCAAATCGTCCGGCTTGTGCGACGTTTCCTTGTATTCGACGTATTCGTTTAACGCCGCAACGGTGGATTGTTCACGCGCCGCCGCAAACGCCGCCGCCATGTCCGCCAATTCCTGTGCGTTCATAGGTTCGCCGCCAACTTGTCGTAGATACCCGGACGGTATTTGTACGGTGGCAAAACGATCTGCCGCTTGTTGCAAACGCAACGCGGTACGTATCGCCGTAATACCCTGATAGATCAAACCACCGTTAGGGCTAAGGAATTGCACCACGTCACGCGTTGGCATTGGGGAACCTTGGAACGTGATTTGGTCGGACGGGCCGAACCATTGCGGGCCGGTTTGGTCCAACGTGTAAATGTTTTGCGCGGGTAGCCACGTAAATTTTGACGGGAACCCGTTACCCAACCGTTCCGTTATCGCCCAAAACGCCCGCCCGTACATGAGTAGATCGCTTGCGGTGTTCGACAAAATAAAATTGCGCGTAACGTTGGGATCTGGTTGGTTAAACCACGTGTCCGGCGGCAAATACACGCGTTCCATGTTTTCACCGTTCCATTGCAACGCGTATTGCCTAAACGTTAGGCAACCAACCATGGAACAAATAAGATCCCGTGCCCGCGAGACTGTGGGAACACTTAACGCCGCTTCGGCGTTTGGGTCCGCCGTGTAGAACACGAACTTGTCCACCATTGACATGCCGTTGGCACTAGGCGTTGCACCGGGGTACGCGCCGCGTGCGGCGGCCACCGCCGGTTTAGCGGTGTCGGTTTTCGTGCGGTTAAACAAACCCATGGCCTAGATACTAAACGGCGCGTTGCATGGTAGATGTGGCAAACGCCGGGCGGCCTACGGGTTGCCGGGCGTGGATCAACAACCCGGTTGCGGCAACAAGACACCGCGCCAATTCGATAGGGCCGGGCGAACGTTGGCTAGACAAACTGATCGTGCCTTGTGTGCGGCCCGCCACCGCACGGCCCACGTGTTCGGCCAACATTGTTTCCCCGGTGTGCCGTAGTTTGCCCTCAATAATCATTTGGCGCACCGCCGCCGTGTAGCGGGTCACTTCCTGATAGCCCCAAATTTGGCGGCGGCGTTGCAACGTTAGCGGGCAATGCAAATCCAACGTGGGTGTTACCGCCAACACCAATTTGGGGTCCGCCGCCGCCGCTTCGATCCGCCGCCACGCTTCGGCCATGGTGTCCACCACGAATTCGACGGTGGCTACGCAATGATCCGTACCGCGGTTAACACGCACCGCGCAATAGCGGCCCTCATCAAACGACACTTCCACCGCCAACACCCCGCCCGCCGCCGGTGGCGTGTCCACCGCATTGGCCGCCCACACGCCCGGCGCAATCCACCCGGTGTCCGATTGCACCCACAGGTTGACGCTCGAGCGCAGGAACGCCGCCCGGTTGGGTGCCTGTGCTTCCACGTGCAACGTTTGTTCCGTGATCGTGTGCCCCAACGCCGGGTTTGCGTACCGCCACGCCTCAATCGTCATAGGGTCCAAACGCGGCGGCGGTGAGTATTCCGCCAAATACATTTGCGCGTCCCGCCCGGTGTCAATGGCCCGTAAACCTTGCTCGCGCCACCGCAACATTGCCGTGCTTTCCTCTGTGCCGGCGGTAGAAAACATTACGCACAACGGGTTGGGTTTTGCGCGTTGCGTTGGCAACAACCCCACGTCCAACGCCTCTTGCGACACGCCCCAAACCTCGTCAACCAACAACAGATCCGCCGATAGGCCGTGACCGGCGGACGGGGTGGCCGCCCGCACCACCCACACGCAATTGCCCAAACGTAGTTCGTTGCGCCCGTAGGAGTATTTTACGGTTGCCCCGAATTTGTCTTTAAGGATTGGTGCAACGTCTTGGAACAATGCCACCGCCAAATCCAATTTGTGCGCCGTAGTTATGACAAGCACGGGCCGATCCTGTTTTTGTGCCCAAACGGTGACGTACCAACCCAACAACGCTTTTAACAAAATGGTTTTGCCGTTTTGCCGCGCAACCGACACCATGGCAACCCGGTTTAGCCACGTGGCTTTTTTGTTTGCCAACAAACATTTGGCAACGTGCCGTTGCCACGGCATTAGGTCAACACCTAAATGCGTTTTGGCCCATTTGCAAATTTCCTTGCCGCTTGATGCGTACCGTTTCGGCATGATCGTTTCCAATCGCGGACGGTCCGCCCCAAGCCGACCCGGTTCGGTTCGAACCTTGGGGGATACAGAGATAGATGGGCGCGGGGGCAATGCTTGTTTGTTAAAAAAAACTTTTTGCTGTTTTGTTTTTCTTTTTGCGTTTTTTTGCGCTTTGTATCGTGCGCCGCGTTTGCTGTTGCATTGTTTGCATGACGGGACTAGTTCGGTGTTGTCACCGGCTATGTCATAGGGGACTAGGTGATCGGCTTCGGTGGCCGGGCGGCGTTTGCACCACACGCATGTTGGTTTGTCTTTTAGCAATTGTGCGCGGCGTTTCCTGTATGCCGTGTTTGCTGTGCGTATGTTGCTACCGCGTTTAGGCACAATTGGCCATTGCGGGGGCACCACCCCCGCACCCCCGGCTAGCGCGTTCGCTTCGCTCACTTGCTTGCGCTGTAAGTGTGTTGGCTTGTCGAACGTGTCCGGGTTTGTGCGCTGTTTTCATTTGCGTGCTTGTCATGTTA